GAAAGTAAAACCCAATGCGCTACCTGTTAGCTTTGACCAATTCCGTAAAAACCCTGTTGCTGCCGTGGCTTTTTGTATGCTTTTGGCTGTTAGTTATTTGTATATGGACTTGCGTTCGGGCAATCAACAACAAATTGACGAATGTCGGAAAGAAATGGCGGTGATGCGTGCAGAGCAAAAACAAGCTTACAAGATGCTTAAGACGGCAGACAGTGCTTTGTCTGCGGCGATTACCGAATTGCGTATAATTAATTCAATGAAGAAACTATGAGATTGTTAATCATTTTTGCATTCGCTTTCATCGGTGGTTATTTGTTCACCGAATCTTGGGCAACTGAACCCAAGCCAGTTAGTGACATTGATGCTTTGTTGAAGAAGATTAAACAGAACACACAAGCCGTTGGACAAGCCACCAAACAAGCACACGAGGTAAGCGAGGCAATGGTGGAAGCAAAAGTGGTTGAGAAAGAGCAATTGAAAGAAGCGGTGGTGAATGCTGAAAAAAAAGCGGAAGCCGTGGTTGTACAGATGCAAGTTGTTCAAGACCAAATGGAGGTGTATGCCGTGAAGATGGTAGGTGCTGGATTAGATACCACAACCACACCAATTGAGTTCAAAGGGGTGATCTATGATGCGTATTTGAACTATCTTTCCGAAGGTGGAAAAGAGGATTTTGATTATTTTAGAATGTACCTATGGCAGCCAAAGTAAACATCACATCATTCCGTGCTAAACCCAAAAACAAATTGGGCAGACATACCAAGCACAAGAACAAGCATAAGAGTTCCAAACCATATAAAGGACAAGGCAAATGATAGACAAAATCAAACAAGCAATGAAGGTCAAGAACTACAAGTTCTTTGAATCAGGTGATTACAACTTGAACATCATTGGCATTCGCAATTCCGATACTGGAAACAAAGTGACAAATGTCTTTGATGACTTGTTAACCGTCAGTTACAAAATCGGAGATGTGTGGCATTTTAAGAAATGGGCTGCGACAACTGATCCAGGCACAAAGGGAGTGAAGGAATTTCACAATGCTCAAGGCGTTGCTCGTTTAGTTCCCGGACAATATCGTGGAAGTCACGCAATCGGTTTGCATCAAGGCAAGTACGAAGCCTTAAAACAAGCCAAACCCGTGAAGGTTTATCGTGATGCAAACAAGGATATGACCTACGACACCAAGTTAATCACCGAAGGTATCTACGGAATCAACATCCACAAGGCTGGGGCAGATTCAACCTATGTTGAGAATTGGAGTGAGGGTTGTCAGGTGTTCAAAAAGTCAGCAGATTTCGATGAGTTTATGGGTTTAGTTAAGAAGGCTGCCACCTTGCACGGAAATTCATTCACATACACACTATTAGAAAGCAAAGATTTATGAAAAAATTAATGGAAATTTTCACGGGTGACAAAGGAGAAATGTCCTCAAAAAGATTCGTTGGGATCATCGGTGCTTTTGTACTTTTTGGTACTATGGCTCACAATAGTTTGTCTCCTGCTGATATCGTACCATCTCCAGAGTTGGTGACAGCAGTTGAATTCATCGTGATTGCTTGTCTTGGGTTCACATCTATTGACAAGTTCTCAAACAAAAAAGATTGATTGCTATTTGATAGAGATGATATTCCAAAGAATAAACTTTCACGATAACAAGTTGCCAGTTTTTAAAGAGAACAAGGCAAAGGGATTCGTGACATTTGGGGCAGACAATCTCTATCCTGATTTTCTAATTGAACTATTTAACAAATCCCCAAAACACAATGCAATCGTTTCTGCAAAAGCTTCATATGTGGCTGGAATTGGTACTGAAGTTTACGGACAAAACACCACCGACATCGCCAAAATCCAAAACAAACTCAAAAGCATCAACGCCTACGAGACCTACGAGGAACTCAAAGCAAAAGTAGCATACGATGCCGAGTTGTTCAATGGGTTTGCAGTTGAGGTGATTTGGAACAAGGCAAAGACCGCACCTTCGGAGTATTATCACATTCCATTCAAAGACATCCGCAAAGGATTGGAGGGTGAGTATGTGTATTGTGCTGACTGGACTGATACCAAAGCGGAGAAAATCCACTATCAACCCTACAACCCAATTACTCGTGAATCAAAGCAATTGTATTATTGCCAATTCTATCGCCCCGGTCAAGGTGAATATCCCTTACCCGATTATGTAGGTGCGTTAAAATACATTGAAGTTGACACCGAGATATCCAACTATTATTTGAATAGCATTAAAAACGGATTCACGGCACAAACTCACATCCAGTTATTCAAAGGAATCCCAACACCCGAAGAAGCTCGTGCAACTGCAAGGAGATTCAAAGAGAATTATCAAGGCACAGACAATGCCGGTGGGTTAATTATCCAGTACAACGATCCGACAGAGAAGGAATCAGTCATCAACAACCTCCAGCCATCGGATTTTGACAAGCAATTTGACTTGTTGAATAAGACCGTACAACAAGAGATATTTGTTGCACACAAGGTCAACTCTCCAATGTTATTTGGAGTTCGTGTAGAGGGACAATTGGGTGGTCGTAGTGAGTTGATTGAAGCCTATGAGATGTTCCATCACGCCTACATTGAACCCCGTCAACAAAAGATTGATGACACCTTTGCCTACTTGCTTGAACCTATCGCATCTGTTCGTTTAGAAACCATCAACAAACCACCTATCGGTCTTGACTATCAGGCTTTGTTTACTGCTGGAGTTATCACAAACGAAGAAGCAAGAAAGGAACTTGGATTGCCATTGATTACCGATGTGAAGCAATCATCTTTGAACGATGCTATCAATGCTTTGAGTCCGTTGGTTGCAAACAATGTGTTGTCCAATATGACCATCAACGAGAAACGCCAATTGGCAAATCTTCCACCGATTGCCGGAGGAGATTCATTGCCATCCGCATCACCCGTTGCCCTATCAAAACAAAATCCCTTTGGCTGGGATGATGAAAGAGACATCAAGGTATTTCAACAATACGGAGAGAGTGCAGACAACTTTGAAGCGTACAAGTTTGAGTTCGTGGATGCCGTTGAAACTGCAATCTTGAATGTGTTGAAAGAGAACAAAGGTCTTCAAGTTGGAGACATTGTGAACATCACCAAGTTGGATGCGAAGGTTGTCGCTGATGCCATTGCTAAACTTGCCAAAGCGGAGTTGATCAAATCATACGAGGATGGATTGGAAACAACCCCGAAAGGAGTTGAAGAGGTCAAGAGATTGCAAACCGAAATTGTGGTTCGTTATGGGTATGCTTTAGCCGCTGGAATCAAAGGTACTTTGGTTATCCCAACCACTCGTGATTTCTGCCGTCAAATCGTGGAAAGTAATCGTGTGTATTCAAGGGAGGACATTAACGCAATGTCTGCACAACTTGGTTACGATGTATGGAAGAGGAGAGGTGAATGGTATACCAACCCTGATACTGGAATCACCACACCACAATGCAGACACATTTGGCAACAACAACTATTAAGGAGGATTAAACGATGACCAATTTTGTATATTTCATTTCAACCACTTATCTCAAGGACAACACACCTTTGAATGAGAATGTGGATGACAAGTTGCTGAAATCAGCAATCAAAGAAGCTCAAGAAATCTACATCCGTGATGTGATTGGTTCAGGCATTTACAATGAGTTGCAAGTACAGGCATTCGCTGGAACATTAACGCAGTTGAATACTACCCTTTTGGATTCGTACATTGCACCTTGTTTGAAGTATTACACATTGACCGAAGCAATGCTTCCAATGACCTTTAAATTGATGAACAAATCGGTTGCATCTCGTGAGAGTGACAATGCAAGGGCGGTATCAGTTGAGGAAATGACAATGATTGAAGGGCGTTATCGTGATAAAGCGGAATACTATGCCAACAGATTGAGGGATTATCTTCGCACATACACCAATGATTATCCTTTGTTCTTAAATCCCGGCAGTACATTTGATACAATCCGTCCAAAGAACACCGCTTTTGTAGGTGGTATTTATCTTCCAACATCTCAAGATTGCTTTTGGAACTATGACTTCCCCAACGAGGACAAATAAGTGGCAAAAAAACAACGAAGCCAAACTTCTCAAATTTCTCAAGAATGACACTAAACCAAATAATTCAAAAGATTCAAACGGCAGCCGAAAGCCATAAGATGGTTCACAAGTTTGGCGTTGGTCAGCAGTCAAATATGACGGTAGAGAATGTTGAGTATTATCCGCTTGTTTGGTTATATCCAGATGGCTTCAATTTGCAGTCAACTGGAAACTTGATGACATACAACTTTGCATTGTTGGTAATGGATCGTGTATTTGAAAGCGAATCAAACACAATTGAAGTTCTTTCCGATACTGCACAGATTATGACTGACATCTTTGCGTTGATTGAAGACAACACCCAAAACGATGAGGATTTTGAGATTGTGATCAACGGCAACGCATCTCCTTTCTACGATTCAAAAACTGATATTCTCGCTGGTTATGCAATCAACTTCCAAGTCCTCACTCCTTATCTACACAATACTTGCGTTGTTCCTGTTTAGTTGGTTGTGGGCGTTCTTCAATTATGATGAACCAGTCCGCTATATCAAACCACTAAATGTTGAACTGCACGAAAGGATTATTGAAAAAGAGAAGATCA